CAGCCAGTGCCTCAAGGGTAAGCGCATAGCGATGAGGGAGAAAAAGTCTACCGATAGAGTTATATATCAATGCATTAAATCTAAAGCTGAAATAGAGGTTTACATGGGTGAAAAAAAGATTACAAAACTTATTCTTGAGTAGGAGAAACTATGAGACTATCAAAAAATTTTAGCCTTGAAGAAATGACACGTTCAATGGTGGCAGCTCGTAAAGGCATTGACAATACACCAGGAGCAGGAGAAATTAAAAATTTAGAAAACGTATGCTATGAAATACTGGAACCAGTGCGTGCACACTTTGACAAGCCTATTATGGTGTCCTCGGGCTATCGCAGCGAGGCGCTGTGTGAAGCGATCGGCAGCAAAAAAACGTCGCAGCATGCTAAGGGCCAAGCGGTTGACTTCGAAATCAACGGAATTCCTAATATTAAAGTCGCTTATTGGCTGACTAATAACGTAGATTTTGACCAGTGCATATTAGAATTTTACAAACCCGACGATGGCCAGGCGGGGTGGATACACGTGAGCTATAATGAAAAAGGATCCAACAGAAAACAAATTCTGACATTTGATGGCAAACGATACGACAACGGCCTTCCAGAAATGAAATGGGAAAGCGGAAAAGTCGTAGAATAGGAAATTCTAGCGCGCTACGCGTATAGTCCTACTAAATCCATGATTTAAGTTCTTCGCCTAATACTTGAGAAGCAACATTAATTTTATCTCTGAGAGCCTTAACAATTTTTTCGTCAACCGTGTCTTCCGCGATAATATCCACATAAGTGACATTTTTCTTTTGACCAATTCGGTGTGCTCTGTCCTCGGACTGTAATCGCTTTTCTAGGTCATATCCGTTAGAATAGTAAATAACCGTGTTTGCAGCCGTCAAAGTTATCCCATAGCCGCCCGTAGCGGGCGTTCCAACAAGAAACCGGCACCTAGGGTCGGACTGAAATTTCTTAATATTGCCCTGTCTTTCATCCTGTGGCGTTAATCCATAATAATCAACCACGGAACCCGGACCATGGACCTTGACAATTTCTTTAATAATATCTTTTATATCCCATTGGTAGTGAGCCCATATAATAGCCTTACCTTCCATTTCAGATAATATGTCCATTAACTCATTAACCCTATTATTATCAATTCTTTGAATGGTTCCATCATCGGCTGTAAAATGGCCACATGTAATTTGATGTAATCTCATCAACTGAGTTAACACGGTCATAGTTGTTGCCTGTTTGCCATTTAAATGTGCAAGAGCAGTTTCTTTCATTTGAATATAAATTTTTCTTTGATCAGGTGTTAAAGTAATTTGTCTTTTAGTCCAGTTTTTCTCTGGTAAATCTAAGCAATCTTCTTTTAATACTCTATATGAAAATTCTTTTAATTGATCAGATAATTCACCGAGATTTTTAAATTTATCAACAATTTGTATAGTTCGTCCACGGACATACATAGTTTTCATTTCTGCATATCTATTTCTAAAAGAATAATAAGAAGCAAAGTTTAATAACCATGAACTTAAAAACTCACATTGACTATATAAATCTAACGGATTTTTAGTAACAGGAGAACCCGTCATTATACTTCTATATTTAGTTTTAGTAGATAAATTGAGAATATTTTTAGTTCTTTTGGCACTGGGATTTTTAATAGTAGTAGACTCATCAATAGCCATATAGGTATTGTGTGAATTTAAAAATCTTGCTGCAAAATCAACACCTTTCTGGGTGCTAAAAGCTTCTACATTCATAATTAATATATGCAGATCATGACCTGTTTCAAATAAAGTGTTTAATAATTTCTGTTGTTTTTGATTAATCATCGCCTGCCATAAAACCGTTGTAGGTTTGATGTGATTAGCTAAATGGATAGGTATTTCTTGAGAATACCAGTTCTTATAAACTCCTTTAGGAGCTATAATAAGTGCCCCATTGATCTTGCCATTATCATAAAGCATAGCAATATTATCAATGGCAACCTTAGTTTTACCGGTTCCCATTTCCATAAAGTACGCAAATACTTTTTTATTCCACGATTTTTCCAACGCAGTCGTTTGATGTGCGTAGGGTTTAGTCTTAAATTTATAATCCATCTTCTACTTTCTAGTTGACAATATAAACATGCATCTCTATATTGTCAAGCATGAAAGACAAAGCGATAGTATATGTTATTCAAGAAATCCCAGGCACCAAAGAAGGTAGGCCTAAGATTAATATTATGGGGGCTCAAAAATATGGCGAAATAAAAGTCTTATTAAGAGAAGATTCTCAAATTATTTTTAGTCCAGGTCCTATCATTTTTTCTTTGCGTACTAAATTAAAAAATTTTACGCGAGATGATTATTTACTTCTCACCGGCGACCCGGCGATCATTGGTGTTGCTTGTTCTGTGGTATCCGATATGACAAATGGTAAATACAATTTGTTAAAATGGGACAGACAAGAAAAAATGTACTATCCAATTAAAATCAATCTATACGAGAAAGGAGAAATTGATGAATAATGAAAAACTAAGAGAACAGTTCGTTGCAGATGCACCGCAACAGGTGAACGAACTAGAAAATGTTAGAAGTCTTTCTAACTACGTAATTAATCTTCAGCAATTAGAAGGAGAAATAATCAAAGAAGAAACTCTTTTAAAACAAAAGAAAGAGAGAGCCGATAAAATTTCTTCAGAAGTAATTCCTGAGATTATGGAATCAATGAAACTAAAAACTCTTAAACTTCAAGATGGTTCTGCCATCGAAGTAAAAGAGATTTATAGCGCAACCATACCTGTAGCAAACAGGGAACGCGCTTATCAATGGCTTCGAGATAACGACCTAGGTGATCTTATTAAAAATGAGATTACTGTTTCCTTTGGTCGTGGCGAAGATACCAAGGCAAGTGAATACACTAGCCTTGCAGAGAGTAAAGGATATCAACCTTCACAAAAACTGAAAGTTGAGCCTATGACTCTTAAAGCACTGTACAGAGAGCGAGCTGAAGCAAAACAAGACTTGCCTTCTGAACATTTTAACCTGTTCAAGGGAAACAGAACAAAAATAACAAGGAGCAAATAACATGTCACAAGAGACAAGCAACAACGTTGCTACAAAAAAAGAAGGTAACTTACCAGCAAAGATTGATTTTATCAGTGATGCTGGAGCAGGACTTGAGAATATAGATAAAGACGATTTAGCTTTACCATTTCTTAAGTTATTACAAACAGGTTCGGATGAAACTAAAAAGAAGCATGCGAACTATGTTGAAGGAGCAGAAGCTGGAATGTTTTACAATACAGTTACAAAAAAACTGTATAGTGGAGAAAAAGGTATTGAAGTAATACCTTGTTTCTACAAATTAACATTTCCAGAATGGGCACCTTTCGAAAGAAAGGAAGGTAGACCTGTGAGTCCAGATAGAGGTCCTGAAGTTTTAGCTAAAACTAAAAAGAACGACAAAGGAAAAGATGTTTTAGAAAACGGAAATGAAATTATCAAGACCGCTAATCACTTTGTAATCATCAGTGGTGATAAACCCGAGAAAGCTTTAATGGCTATGAAATCAACACAGCTTAAAGTGAGTAGAGGGTGGAACTCTTTGATGCAAGATCAATTTGAGTCTGATCCTAAAACAAATAAAAACGTTCCTGCACCTATGTTTTCTAGAATTTATAAATTAAATTCAGTTGAAAACTCGGGTAGTTTTACTTGGCACGGATACAGAGTATCTTTGTTAAGAAAAGTGGATAATGCTTCCATCTATCAGATGGCTAGAGAATTCCATAGTTCTTTAAAGAAAAGTAACGCTGCAGTAGAAAAAAAAGAAGAATCTAATTACTAGTTTCTTCCTTGAGGAGAAAGTGGGGCGAGAGCGGGAGACTTAACTCGCCCTAAACTAGGGATCGTTATGGAAAAAGAATTTATAGAATTATTTAAAGGCTATGAAGGAGACTTTGGCATGGCAGACATGTCTAACACTTCAATAGACTCCGACAAAAATAAAATTAAACCAAATTATGAATGGGCAGGTCGCCCGGTTACCGATACAGATTATAGAAATCATTTACTAGGAAAAAAATCAATTGGAATTCAACCCTGTCGAATAGACGGAACTGTTCAATTTGGATGTATTGATATTGATCCACCTGATTATGGAACATTTAAAGTAGAAAATTATTTAGCTTTAATTCAACAACACCAACTTCCAATAGTCCCAATTTTATCTAAAAGTGGGGGCTTACATTGTTATGTATTTTTAAAAGAACCAATTCCAACTATTGATTTAATAGAGGCTTTAAAAGCGTTTCTGCTTCCTCTAGGATTAAAACCATCTACTGAGGTTTTTCCTAAACAGAAAGAATTACAGAAAGATGATAAAGGAGATATAAAACCAGGTAACTTTATCAACCTACCCTACTATAATAATGGTGACTCAAATAGGTATGCCATCGACAAGAATAATTCTAAACTATCAATTGAAGAATTTATAAAATTTGCCAATGAATCTAAAGTAGACAACGAAACTTTAACTAAACTTGTAGACGAAGCTCATAGAAATATATTACTCGGAACCAATGAAGAATTTGTAGATGGCCCACCTTGTTTAGCTCTATGTTCTAGAACTAAATTAGATGATGGTAGAGATCGGTTTATGTATAACTACATGGTTTTTGCTAAAAAGAAATATAAAGACAAATGGCCTGATCAAGTATCACAAGCTAATTATAATTATTTAGCAGTTCCATGGGATAAAGCAAAACTAGATTCAAAAATTAAAGCTTGGAGTGGAAAAACAGCAGGTCATACCTGTTATGAAGATCCAATTAGAGATAAATGTATGCGAAGTCTTTGTTACAAAAGACCTTTCGGAATTAAATCTGATTCTAATTCTGTGTTTCCCGAAGTTCAAGACTTTGAAATGATTGCTTATGCAGAACCTGAATATAGATTTAATGTTATTATGCCTAATGATGACACGATCCAAGTGATTATTCCTAACACCAAGTCAATGTTTCGACAAACAGATGTATTGATGTATGTATTTCAACAGACTGGAATATCTTTTGAACCGATAAAACCAAAAGAATTTAGAGCAAAATTAAATGAATGGCGTAGGAAGGGTCAAGACATTACACCTCCTAAAGGAACTCAACTAGAAGATAGACTTGAAGAGGAACTATATCAGTACTGTGTGAATGGTCCACAGGCTCAAGAACGAAGTCAAATTCATAATGGATCTTGTTTTACAGAAGAAGGATTTCATTACTTTAGATTTAATTCATTTATTGAACATCTAGGAAGTAGTTGGAAAATACCAGAAGAAAAAATTGCACAAAAATTAAAAGACCGATGCTATGTTATATTTGATCACTCGTTCAATGTGGATGGAAAAACTTTAAAAGTATGTAAAGTTAAACAGCTACATATAGATAAAATAGAATACAAACCCGTAGAAAGGAAAAAAACTAATTATTAATGCGCTATAAAGTAGTAGGACCACCCGGCACTGGAAAAACGAGAAGACTTTTAAATGAGGTACATCGATATGTTCAAAAAGGTACTCCGTTAGATCAAATAGGATACTTTGCCTTTACCCGTAAGGCTGCACGCGAAGCAAGAGACAGATTTCTAGCTAAGAATGAAGATCTAACTAAAAAAGATATAAAATATTTTCAAACACTTCACTCATTAGCTTTTAATAATCTAGGATTAAAAGAAGAAAACGTTATGCAAGAAGGCAATTATAAAGCAATTGGGGAAACATGCGGTATTCAAATTAGATATGCAGCCTATGAGACTAATAACTTCAATGGAATTTTTTCATCCAACAGCGAATACCTCAGTTTAATTAACTTAGCTAGAGTCAAACAAATCCCTGTAGACGATCTATTTGATTTAAATGAGCATTTAACATGGATCACTCGGTT